GACAACGCAGCTTTGAAGGCTGCGTTCTACGTTCTAGACCAACGCCAAGGTCTCAAGCAGCCACAAGGTAAGACTGAGGTGAACAAATCAGATTTCAACGTGCGACTTGAGAAAGCGCGTGAAGTAATGAAAAAAGCAATAGAAGCATGACAGTAAAAAATGGAAGGTTGTTTTCTGTTCTGAACAAGGACAGGAAGTTCGGGTCAACATCTAGGTATGTATTCACCTACCTAGAGGACAGTAACGGAGACAATGAGACTCCCTACTTATTCACGCCAAACCAGTTGCGTGTTGCCAAGCGGCGAGCCATAGAGAATCCAGAAGACCTTTTGGAGAAAGACAGGCTAACCGATTGGTTTGACTGATGAAAAATAAACTGTACCACTACAGCGCAGAGGTAGTTCGTGTTGTTGATGGTGACACCGTTGACGCATTCGTTGACTTGGGTTTTGATATGCACTCCAAGCAACGAGTTCGTCTCTACGGCATTAACACGCCTGAGTGCCGCACACGCGACCTAGTTGAGAAGGCAGCGGGACTCAAGGCTAAAGAGCGGCTCAAATGCCTCCTACGCGAGAATAAGAACAAGTGCATCATAGAGACTCGGCTAGATAAGAAGGGTAAGTACGGCAGAGTCCTTGGTGTTCTGCACATAGACAAGACTAACTTGAACAAGACGCTGGTGACTGAAGGTCATGCCAAGCGTTATTATGGCGAAAAACGATAACATACAGTTCACCGATCCCTACGAGATGCTTACCATCATTGACGATGACATCTTGGCTGGGACACTTAAGTTACATTCGTGGCAGCGTGAAATCCTAGAAGACTACGGCAAACCATCACCAGCGTCGCACCCATACAAGGCAGCCGTTCGGGCAGCCAACGGTTCAGGCAAAGATCAGTTCATCATTGCTCCATGTGCTTTATGGACAGGGATGACCTCATCCAATGCAGTCTCGCTAGTGACAACCGCTTCGGGCAACCAGCTTGATCGCCAAACAGACAAGTACATCCGACAACTGATGACAGCCATCAACAAGTTATTTGGCGTCTCAGTTTGGAAGATGAACTATCGTCACTACACAAACCTGCTAAACAACTCAACAATCGAGTTATTTGTGACGGACGAACCGGGACGAGCGGAGGGTTGGCATCCTGTTGTGCAGAATGGCGAACTAGCGATCTTTGTTTCGGAGGCGAAGTCAGTACCAGATGACATCTTCACAGCCTTGGCACGTTGTACAGGTTTTACCAAGCGAGTGGATGTGTCTAGTCCCGGCCCACCTTCGGGACATTTCTACAACGTATGCACGGGAGGCAACTGGAAACAGTACCATGTAACAGCCTTCGATTGCCCACATCTCTCTGAAGAATACATCACGGAAATCAAGGAGTCTTACGGCGAAACCTCCGCACTCTACAAGTCCATGATAATGGCTGAGTTCGGGGGGATGGATGAGCAAGTAGTCATCAACAACCAGAAGCTTGTTGAGCTGGACAAAATGGAGATTGAACACGTTGAAGAAGAGAAGAACACAGCCGGTCTCGACTTGTCGGCTGGCGGTGACGAGCAAGTCCTAGTAGTTCGGAATGGCAACAAAACACTCGCTGTTGAAGCTTTCAATTTCAAAGACACAGTTGCCCTAGTGGATCATCTAGAGTTTTTATTTAGGAAATACGAACTAACAACAATCTACGGTGACGCAGGTGGTCTGGGTAAACCCATCCTAGACCAACTACGAATCAATTGGGAGATCAAATACGTCTTAAACCAAGCTAAACCCTACAATAGCCTTGCCTATTTGAATCGTGGTGCTGAACTTTGGTTTAGTGTAGCCAAGCTAATTGAGTATGGTGACATCATAGTCCCACGCGAAACCAAGCTACGCAAACAACTAGCCTCACGCTACTATGTGGTCACCCCACAAAACAAACTTCAACTTGAGAGCAAGAAACAAGCACGGTCAAAAGGTCACGTCTCACCTGATCGAGCTGATGCTTTTGTTCTTGCCTTTGCAGATTATCGGGGTAGAAAGCCGAAGAAGTTAGCCGTTAAAAAGGTTAAAAAGCATGAACACAAACAATTTAGGCTGAATAAGCCACGAGTCACCTTCGGTAAAGGATACAACGTAAGAACAAACAATTGGTTACACGATGAAATACAACAACTACAAGAATTATCAGGACGCAGCAACTAGCATAAACAAGTTAGCTGATATTTGCGATAATCAACACGTTACAGCGCAGGATCAAAGGCAGCAGAGGCGGTTGAATATAGACCTAGATTTGGAACGACGAGACGGCTATCTAGCTCCAGATGAAATCTACATACCAACTCACATAATCGACAGTAACATTCGTCGTGAACAGGCCAAGTATGTTTCGTACATAGTCAACTCACGGCGTACTGCAATCTTCTCCAGTTCAACAAATCCTGCGTTTAACACGGGGCCACTTGAGCGCGATTTCACAGAACGTTGCCGTTACGATGGCTGGCAAATCCCTTTGTTTCGCACAATAGACTGTATGCAACTCCACGGTTATTGTGCTGCTGAGATTCAGTTTGACGATACAAAGCCGGGACACTTTGCTGTTGAGTCGGTAAACTATGAGGACTTTGCATTTCCAGATGACACACGCGACATACAATCTTGTGGTATGTTGGTGCATCGACATTATTTTACTCGCGAACAGCTCATTGACATGACAAAAACTCGCGAGTTTAGTGCAAAAGAGGTCGAGTCGTTAATAGGCAAAGAGCCGGTAGATGAGCAGACTGAATCTCTATTCAAGGTGGAGAAAGTCATGTTCAGAGATGGTGGCATAGTTCAGGTGGGGTGGTCTTGCGTAGCCAGATGCAACGAATGGTTACGCAAGCCACGCCCACTGTTTTTGGGCCGTCGAGATATGTCAGGCGAGGTTTATGAGACAGATTATCCCTACGTTATTTTTCATTACATGATAGCAGAGGATATGACCATTAAGAATTGTGTGGGCCGCGCTTATTTAGACAAGCACACGCAAGAAGCGGTTAGTTCCCTGATGTCCTCATTTGTAACAGCACACCGTCGCGCATCGAACTTCTATTTCTCCAAGGACGCAGATGATCCAAACCAGAGCAACGAGCAGACCAGCGTACAGTTTGTGCCGGGAGCATTGATTGATGCGAATGTCAGGCAATTCCAGCTATCCCCACCCAACTCAACAATGCTCTCAGCTATCCAGACGCTTGTGACGCAAAACTCACAAGAGCAATCCCAAATGAATTATGCGGCTATGAATCGGCAGGATAGCCGTAAGACAGCCACCGAGATACAGACGGCATCGGCAGAAGCGCAACTTTTGTCGGCAACACAGGTTTCGCTGTTCAGCATCTCAATCAAGAAGATATATGAGCATTGCTGGGAAATCTATAAGTCTAGGGTAATTGATGGTCTTTTAGAACCCACAATCCCCCTACACTACTTTGTTGATCACGAATATAACATTAAACCAGCGGGTGACACGGATGTTGTTGAACGACAAGAGAAAGCGCAGAAGATGTTACAGGTGTGGCCCGTCATTCAGCAGAACAGCGCGTTGGCCATGATTTACATGGAGGATATGCTGACAATGTTATTCCCTGACGAAGCACCGAAATATCTAACGCAGATGAAGCAGGACAACACTAAAACGCAGTTGCTACAGCAATTGTCAGCGATAGTGCAGAGTCTTGTAATAGACCCGCAAACAGGCCAATTGACAGAAGAAGCACAACCGTATGCACAGCAAATACAACAAATACAACAACAAGTCCAGCAGCTTGCAGGAAGCGACCAAGGCGGCTCTGGAGGAGCAAACGTGGGTGCAATGGGTGGACAACCCAACAACCAAGGTGTTCCTATCGCTCCTCAGGCAGGAGCGGGAGCGGCTAGTTAAAGATGTTAGTTATCTTGCTACAAAACGATCAGTCCCAGATAGTGACGTTCGGATGGTGGCAACTCAAATAAAGGTATTAGACGAAACAATACATATAATACATGACAAAGACCGATACAAAAACAGCGGAAGCAATCGAGCAAGAGTTTGACTTTGGCACGATAGACATTGGTGATCAGCTTGATACTGACGAGCTTGATACGGTAAAGCCAGTTGAGGAACCAGTTGAGGAGAAACCAGATGAAGAGGTTGAGACCGAAGCACCAGCAGAAGAGCCTGAAGAGTCAGAAGAATCGGAAGCTAATGAAGCTGAAGAAGACAAGGAGGAGGCTGAAGAAGATGAGCCAGAAGAACTGACTACTGAGGATGTCCTTGGTGATCCCTTGAAAGAGGATGACAAAGAAGACGAACCAAAAGGCCGCACATACGAGGGATTCGATGATGAGGATAAGCAATATGCCAAACAAATGTCTAATGCTGCTTACGATCATTTCACGAAAAAACTTCAAACACTAAAGGCGGGTAAATCTACAGCAGAAGAGACACAAGACCTTCTATCACACCCGGAAGCATACTCGCTTAACCCGGAATATCAACAACTTGTGACAGATTACGACAAAGCCTCACAAGAAAAAGCGCATTGGCGTAAGCAACTCGTAGCCATTCGCAACGGTGAAAATTGGCGTTCTGTTGAAGGTTACGACAAAAACGGCAAGATAGTGCATGGCCGCGACGAGTTCCAGCCTACAGCAGAATCTGAAATTGACGTACAAGCTGCGCTGACAGAGGCACAAACCATGAGTAAATCTTTCAGTCAACGCGCTCAATCAATACAACATAACCACGCAACCAACTATAAAGACTCTGTTCAGATGCTTGAAGAAGAGCAGCGTAAGCAGTTTAAGTGGTTGGAGGATAAGGAGATGGGTAAGAAAACAATAGATATACCCAACTTTGGTAAAACCTCGATCAATAAACTGCGTAAGACATTTATTGATGTTTTACCTAAAGTTTTTGCCAATCACCCAATGGCTGAACTAGCTACAAATCTCTGGATAAACAACCAGATTATGGCCAAGCAACAGCTAGAATTAACTGAAAAGGTTAAGAAACAGACTAGAAATAAGAAGGATATGCTGCGGGGTGAGCCAACATCCAAATCATCCAAAGCTGACGATGATGAGATGTTTACAATGGACGATTTAATGAGTGATTTTATCTCGTAAGTTGGCAGAGTTCTTGCTCTAATCCGGTTGCTTCTGACGGTAAGGGCATACCACGCTACTCGTGTGAAGGGCATCACAACTCGTGTTTAACAATTGAATATATTAAAACATTATGGCAGTAACAGCAGTTGATCCCGCCAGTAGTCTCGCAGCAGCGATGTCTACGAATGTAGTGTCCAACAACTTTAATAAGTTGGATTTCTACCTAGTTAAAAACGAGGTTGCCCTTTTTCCCAAATGGAATGTCTATGACACTCTGTATGGCTCGATTAAGTGGCAACCTAATATGGGAGACACCCTTCAAGGGTTGACTCCA